TGAACCTGACGTACTACTCATAGTCGTCATAGCTTTTTTGGAAATTAGATTTGGATTATCTGTTACCATTTTATATCTCCATACGTATGTTCAAAAGTCATTAATATTTTCCATCAAGGACTTCAATTTATTTTCGACAAAGTAATCAAATAGTTTGGACCTATTCGGTACTTTATACTGTCTATACTTATTTAGTATCTCATTTTCTATCAAACCTGGTATTTGTGATAAATCTATTAACTTCTTATTTCTATCAAAATACTTTTTAGTCTGACTGCCTAATGGTATATCATCTACATTTGACCATTCAGCTAATCTTTTCTTTGTAATAGGCGATTGTTTTTTGTCTGTAAGAAAGACATCATCATCACTTAGTATATTAGGAATACCATCGGATCTATCGCCTTTAATTATCTGTTCGTGTAAAAATATTTTAGGATCAATATCTTTACCTACAAAGTCTTTTTGTATAGGAGCAAATTGTTTTACTTTAGGATAAGATTGTAATTGTATAAAATCTTTATCGCCAGACACAATCATTATTGGCTCACTAGCACTATAATGCTTAACCAAAGTACCGATAATATCATCAGCTTCACAACGTTCAACGTACATAACAACATAAGGAAAGTTTTCAGCAATTTCATTTTTAATCTCCGTAATAACTTGAAAAATATAATCCCAATCAGTAGCAGAATCAACTCTGCCTTTTCGTCTAGCGTGTTTATAATTAGGAAAGAAATCTCTACGCCAAGGGTTACCAGCGTCTGAGCATAATACTTGTGTACCGTAATCGTTCTTAAATTTTACATTAAATCCTCTTAGTGAATTAATTACCATATGTCTAATCATCTCTTTATTTGGCTTCACATCTGACTTGCCACGTGTCTGTGCCATTAAATTAGAAATTAAGACTTGGTTTAAATCAACTAAAATCATTTAAAATACTTTTCTGAATACCATTTGTAAAAATCTTTATCTGTAAAAATTTCAGCAATATGATTTGCCGGTACTTGGTCACTTCGAATACAATCTGCTAAAGATTGATATTCATAGGTATCTACTTTTCTTTTCATTGGCTTGTCTTTATTATTTTCTGCCAATGTTTTTACCATTCTATAATTAAGTGTTTGTTGCCGGCTTGGCATATTCCTCCGTTACATCTTCTACATTTAATTCACCTTGATATATTGAATAAAAATCATCTGGATCACCAAATTTTTCTAAGTAATCATAACCATCTTCTTCAAAATTTTCATCTAATTCTTCAGTAGTAATACCTCTAGGATTTTCAAAATAAAAAGAACATTGGTCATCAACTTCAATATCATCTACCATATTGTGGTCAAATTCAAATTCGTTATTACTATCATTTGGATCACCGATAATATCGTTTAATTCTTCACCTTCTTCTACTTTTACAACACAATGTCCCCAACGATACATCTCTTCCGTAGTAAATGAAATACCCTTTTCTTCATCTTTATAAGTCTGATACTCAAAAACAGACTTTTTCCATTTAGGACTAACTCTATAATATTTTGCCATTTCTACTCCATAATCTATCTAACATATAATACCATACACCATTTATCATAGGTTCTACAATAGCATCAACACCTGCTAAAGACCAATCAGCACCTGTAATTAATCTATTACAAGTCATAGCAATAACAATATGTCCTATTGTATAGACAATAGCACGACCAATACTAGTTGTGCCTAGTTTTTTTAACAGATTGTAAATACCTGATCTAAATTCACTCATCATTCTTATCACCATTTTGAATTGCTGATTTAAGGTAATCTAACAACCAAGGATTATCTACAAATACTGACATCATACCATTTGCCATAGTGTTAACAATTCTTTCTTCATTATCTTTAACAACATCACACAGACCATATTGATAAACGACACCGTGTAATACCTCGTGTAAAACAGTATTGGCACCGTGTACTTTATCTAAATCAGCATCACGTACACCAATCTTTTGGTCTTTAGCAAAAAACTCACCTTCGGCTTGTTCTGTTCTAGCAAAAGTTTCCGGCCAGAAATCTAAACCGTAGTTTTGATAACCAATTTTAATTTTCTTTTTATCTTTTATATTCATATTGTATATAGTATTGTATATAGGGTGGCGATTTCTCGCCACCCCTTAAAGAACTAGGCGTCAATCGGCGCTAATTCTGATTTTTTAACTGATACACTATGGTTGTTGTATTTAAACTTTGTACCATAAAGTGCTTGAATACCAGCAGCTACGATAGCTCTAGTCGGTGTACCCATTCTGTACACTTTTTGACCTCTCACTTGATTGCCGTAGATCATATAACCTTCAGCTCTTAGTGTGTCGATCATCGCTCTTGGAGATTCCAGATCAATTTTATTTCTGATTGTTTTCCAAGTTACGTTTTCACCTTTTGATAAAAGGTTTAAAACTTTCTGTTTTTTAGAAAGTTTTTTTCTGCCTCTAGTTTCAGCAGTTGTTCTCTTTTTATTAGCAACGAATACTAATTCGTCTTTTTTTGAGAACATATTTTTGATATAATTTAACATTATATTTCTCCTTTATTTCACGTTCACTATTTTACAACCTGCGAAGGCGATTCCACTAGGAATTTTGTTTTTACTTGTCATCATCTGGCAAGTTAAAATCTGAATCAAAATCTATATTACTATCTAAACCTTCTAGTTCATTTTTAATATCTGGACTTAGTGGTTTATGAATTTTATGTTTTTTATCTATCACTTTACTATAGTCTAATTTAGCAACTTGTTGACCTTGTCTATCATACGAAACAGATACAATTTTATCTGATAAGTCCTGAGCAGGATGATATTGGTTAAAATCTCTATAGATTAAACCTCTCATCACATCAACTAATAAAGATAAATCTTTTGTAAACTTTTCCGTGTTAGTTCTTATTGCTAAATCAACAAACTGTCTTAATATACCTAACGCCATATCATCTGTAGCAGCTTCAACAAACTCTTTTGTTTGTTGTTGTTCTATCTTCTTATGTTGTTTACTTGTATCACTAGGACCTGTTTTATTTAAATTCTTAATTCGGTCTTTAGGAAAAAGTATTATTTTATCACTCACTAACAATCTCACCTTTAAAGTTTACTTTACCTTTATCAGCAAAGTATTCTACTAATTGATTATAACCACCAACTAATACGCCATCTATCTTTATTTGTGGCATAGTTCTTACTTTTTTGCCAATGTCTTCTAACAAAGCGTCAACAGACGAATAATCTTCCATCTTTTTTTCGGTGTATTCAAGGCTAAGATTTTTCAACAAAGACTTAGCCTTGTTACAATAGACACAATTATTTTTACTGTAAACTATTATCTCCATCACCGTTTCCTAACACTTCTTTATAAGATTCATTTGCCTTTTTCTTTAAGTTATAAGCGTCAACTACTTCTTCTATGGTATAGTTATACATCTTATTAAACTCGCCCATTGGCAATCTCAATCCTACCCAAGCACGATAGTAACCAACTTTTGTTAAAGTTACATCTTGCTCAAATACTTCATAACCTCTTACAGGTGTGTCTTTAATAACATTAACAAGTGTTGATTCAACTTCACTTACAACTGTCTTAACGTTAGTTTTACCTAATTCAGTTATGAATTGTTTTGATTGTTTATTCATCTCACCCTTAATTATATCTGCCAATTCAGCTTTAGCAATCATCTTTGCCTTTTCAATTGATAGATTTAAGTCAGGTGATACGGCAGTACCAACACCAAAGATACACATTTTATCATTATCTTCTTTGTTAAATACTTTTAAATCACAAGCTTTTGACTCATTATAATTAGCCATATACCAACTTGGAACCGTATTTAAAGTCTTACCATCTTCACTCTTAATTTTATAAGACTTTGTACTACAGTTTGCCAATAATAAACTGGCAGCTACAACTGTAAGTAGTTTTACTGTTTTCATCATATAGTTATTTCACCTCATTTTGTACATAATACACTACTTCTTGTATTTTGTCAAGCG